AAGTGTGCCTTCTTTCTTTGTCGGTAAGTCGTGTCTTATTGCACATGCCTCAAGTGATAATGGTTCTTTCTCACCTCGTTGAAGAATGTACTCAGCTAACATTGTATCAAAAACCGGGCCATCATATTTGTATCCTGTTTCCCACAACCACATAAGATCATAAGCAATGTTATGACCAATGAGGATAGTAGTTCGATCTAATAGCTCTTGTAAATATATACCTTCCTTAACATCCATGTTAAACAAATGTTCTTGTCCATTGTCTTCTAAACATCCAACCAATACAAGTTTATTGGTGGGTTCAAATGGATCAAGGTGCATTTTACCGTCTCTTTTTATAACTGTGTTTTCTACATCTAAAACTAATTTCATGGTATCCTCTCTTCTAAATCTTCTATTGCTAAATTGTAACAACTTGCCCTAACAGTATAATTGTTTGTTGGGTCAACGTCTCCCTTTTTTAAAAACTTAGCCTTTTGAAAGTATTGGTTCTTAGCCATGACACCAAGATACCAACCAACGCTAAAGTCTTTCTTAACTCTTGTGAATGCATAGTAATCACATTCTTGTGTTGAGTTTACTTGTGTAATACTACACTCATAGTGAGGTAGTGGTTTTACACTTGTTTGTTTTGTTTTAACATCAACTTTAAAACCATTAATAATTAAATCATATTGATATGTATTTACCCATTCTCCACCTAGAACATTTAAAACGACTTGCTCTCCAATAAATCCTGCTAAATTGCCACCACCATTTAAAATGGAATTGTTTAGTTTACCAACTTCAACTGCTTTTTCTCTTGCTGTTAAAAACATATCATTGGTTACTTTGACTTCGATCATGCTGTGTATCTTCCTAATACGTAGTTAAGTTCACACGTAATGATTCCATGCCACCCAGTAAGTTTATTCTTAACTACATTCAAATGCCTTTGTAAATCTTCAACACCATCATTGTCTTGCGTAGGTGGATTCTTAGCAATTAAAAGCATTAAGTCAGCTTCTGCTGCTTTACCTGTTCTACTGCCTTCCATCATAGATTGATTTAATAAGACTTTGCCCTCTGCATCAGCAGAAAGCTGAGACATATAAAATACTGCACATTCATGTTGCTTGGCTATCTGTCTAGCATGGATTGCATTAGCTTTTAATGCTTCATCAGGTCTAGCGAACCCTTGAGATCGTGCAAATTTATCTCCCATATCTAAAAGTAGTACATCAGGTTTGTATGATTTGCAAACACTTTCAACCCATGACATATCTCTGCCCGTCGCATCTTTAATCTTTATTTTTGATTTTACAGGCTCATACAAATCTCTAGCTCTTGCTGGATTCTTTCTTATCTCTTTCATTGTCATGCCTGTTGCTGCAGTTAAATATCTTGCACCAACTCTGTGATAACCTTCTTCATTACAGAGTATGACACAATTAGCTCCTTGATGTGCTAATCCATTTGGTGAGGCAATCATACTTGCATGAAAACTTGTTTTACCTGTATTGGGTCTTGCACCTATCTCAATGAGATGACCAGCATTTACTCCACTTATCATCCTAGTTAAAGACGGTATGTTGAAATGCCACCTCGCTTCAAGATCATTCTTCGCAAGCAATGTGTCAATTTCAATGTCATCCCATTCAACATTTAAATCCGGGGTGAAGTCATCATTGTGTTGTTCTAATAGTAGTCGCAGTGGTTCTAAGCTAGTCTTTGTTCCATTCACATAGTCAAAGCCTAAGTTGGCAATATCTTCTCCAATGACTTGTTGAAACAATCTAGATAAAACTTCTTGTGCTACATCTCCACCAAGAGGTTGTTCTCTTTTTACTTGTTGAAATAATAATGAGTACGCTTGTTTCTGTGCAGTTGTCATAGATGGATTGTTAGTCATAAACAATGCTTCAATCTCATCAGGTGTAACTGTTCTTTGATATCTGTCCATTGCAGAATCAATGGATTGTTTTATCTTTCTAGCGTCTTTGCTGAATAGTCGATCTGGACATCTAGCTCCACGATGTTCTTCGTAGAAGTCTCTGTCCATAAGACTACGTAATAATGCTAATTCCATATTTTACTCCTTCGGGGTTAGGTTATATAGGTTCATTATATCGTCTTCTTTAAAGTATTTTAGATCATCCTTTAATCTTAATACTTTGATGTTTTTTACGTATCCTCTCAGTTCTTTTGCAAATGCAAATATTTTAGGCATAGCATCGGGGTCAAGTGCTATTATAGCTGTAGAGAATTGCGATATAAAATTCTTGTGTTCATCTGACAAAGAAGTACCAAGAATTGCAACCCCGACATATATGCTACCACCAATGACAGCAGCACTAACACAATCCTCTACAACAACTGCTGTTTTACCATAGCCAAAATGATAAGGCAAGTTATTATTACCGTAGCGTTTCCATTTGGGGGATTGATTGGTTAATGCTCTACCTGTGGCATCAACAATTTGATTGTTATCTTTTATAGGAAATACAACCCTATCTTCTTTGACATCGTAGTAGAGATCAAGTTTGATAGGGTCGATATCCCATCTTGCACAAAAATCATGCACTTCTTTTCTGTTGTCGTAGGGAACAACATACTCAGGCAATTCAAATGATGAGGGAATAGGAGGAGAAACCTCATCTTTTATCTGCTTTATATCTTCTGCAGATAAATTTACTTTTAAATTACCACTTACATTGCATGATGCTTTGTAGCAATTCCATACTAATAAACCCATATTGTTAGTCACTGTAAATGTTTTATAACCATTACAAGATGGACAATTAGTTCTTATTGTTTCACCATTAGATATGTCTAGGTTATAGATGTACCGTTTGGCAATTTCAATTGCTTTTACCATATTAATTTTAATCCGTCAAATTTTTTCTCAAATTAAGTGCAACGTTAGCTGATGCAAAGGTATTCTTCATGTACGGTTTAACACTCTGAGGATTAGAATGTCCAGTAACAGACATGATATTTCCCATCGAAACTCCAGCGTCTACCATCTCAGTTGTACCTGTTCTTCTTAGATCAGATAATCGTAATTCTTTTGACAATCCTGCTCTATCCATTAACTCTCTGCCAATAAAAGGTAGTTTAGTGAGAGAATAAGGCTCGTACAAGCCTCTTCTTGGTCTCGGTCTAGGTGCAACATACTTTTGAAATCCGAAGTCTGTATGCTGAGATTTTAGCATGTCATTTAAGTCATCTGATATTGGTAAAAAAACTTCTGCTCTTCGTTTTGATTGTGTTATATGTGCTTTCTTTTTATCCAAGTCTATTGAATCCCAAGTTAGTGTCCTCATATCTCCTAATCTCTGACACCATTCGTAAGCCATCTGAACAATCAATCCTATGTTCCTAGATTTAAAATCAGAATAGGCTACATCTAAAAACTTTTTAACATCTTCTTTTGACCAAACTACTTTTCGTGGTTGTGGTGTTCTTCTTTTAATATTTGAAAATGCATTTACTTCACAATACTCCATATGTATTGCATGGTTAATTAAAATTCTTGTGACAGACATCACATGATTTGCCATGTGAATACCTTTCTCGCACCATTTCTCGTAGCATAACTTAGCAATCTTTGTAGTGATTTTTGAGAGGTCGATACTACCCAAAGTCTGAGTAGTACCAACATCTGTAGTCATCGCTACATCAAGAAAGTATTTATACTGTGCTTTAGTTTCATTGCGTAAGTTATTGAAATCAAAGGACAAATAGTACTCTTGTTGTAACTTATTTAGTTTCATTTTGCACTTCCTCAAAATGTTTGACTAACATGTCTAAGCCTTTGCATACACCTCTATGTTCTGCTTTCGTGTGGCTATCATTTACCCACTCGTCATCAGCTTTGATGTCTGCAATTGCATTTTTTAATCGTTCTAATGTAATCATTTTAACTCCCTAACTTCCAATTAGTGTTTGATCTGCCTAATCCAAAGTTGCTCAACACATCTCCTCTAGCATGATGAAAGCCTCTTTTCAGAGACTTTCTTTGCTTAGATTGAGATAAGTGCATATGCTTTTTCTTGTGTCTATTGATAGCATATTTTCTTTTGAAGATCGTCTTCATTAGGCTGCCAACAATGATTGAAACTGAGGTGTAGATATCCACTTAGCAACTTGTTGCTCTCTCTTCCACATGGTCTCAGTTTGTGTATCAAAGCCAGTATCTCTGATCTTGAATCCATTTCTCTCATCAGCGTATGATGCGTAGTTGGTAAATGCTGAGTAAAGAGCAAACACATTCTTGCCACGTTTGGCTATCTCTTCGCAAGCTAGAGCATACATCTTCTTAGCCAATGTTTCTGACTTGATGATACTCGCTAAGAATGTCTTGCCATCTACATTGAGTGGTGTATCTGCCCACTTCTGTAGTCTGTTACAGCTAGAGTCAAAGGTAAGTCTAGCTTGTTTTACTTCATTGATATAAGACGCTAACACAAACCCACTTGTATTCTTACGTTTGATGGATTCGTATGAACCTGTGATCATTCCATTGGTACAGAAGAAGTCAATACCTCCTGTGTACACTTGATTAGAACAAGATCCATCGACACCATGAAGAGCTACAAGACGCTCATTGATCTTGGTTTGATGCTTACTAGTTGTTATTGTATACTCAACATTAGGCAACTTGATATCCAAGAGAGCAAAGGCTTTGTTTCTAGCAGTTTGTACCTTGACTACTGCACCTTCTAACTCGTGAGGAAGTCTGTTGTCTTGTGTTGCTTTTTTGATCCCATTGAAAAAGTCAATGTGATTTGCTGCCTTGAACTTGCTACCTACGATGCCGATGACATCTCCAGTAACAGAGTTGTGGACATATTTTTTACCTGACATTTTAGTTGGTGAATACCTAATCTTAAAGTCAAGGTCTGTTCCCTCTAAATCAAATAGAGGATTTGTTACAAAGTCTAATGGCATAATAATATCTCCTTTCTCCATTGTTGTTTGTAAGTATTATCCCATGAAGTATCCTATGCTAAAACAAAACGCAGATACTCCAAGTATAATTAGTAAAATATATTCGTTATAGTTCACAATAATTTTTCTTGTAAAATAAAATTTAAATCAGTTCCATAGCTAACTACACAATATATACTGTGTTCAGGATGAAACTCTACAATAGTATATGTTTTAGTTTTTATATTAACATATATTTGTAAAGGTATCGTGATTGGCTTATCTTGTAATCCTTCTTTACTTCTCACTTTAGCTAATTGGATTGCATTAAATAATAATTTCTCATTTTTATCTTGTATTGTATACATCATTTCTTTTTCTTTTGCACACATAACAGGTTTGTCATTCCAAGTTCCTGCCATAAGTTCATTGGCTACTGCTAATATGGCATAACAATATAAAATCAGTATTGCTAATTTTAATATTTTGTTAAATGAATCATCGGACATAATTTCCCAATGAGGTTTAATTTTTTTAGACATGCTTTTCCTTTATTATAAATATCGTCTAGGTAACAATATCTCTCCGAGTATATGCGAAATCACGTCAACTGTCCACCCATTTCCAATCATCTTGTATCTTTGAGTATTGGATACACCCTCTGTGTAATTATCGGGTAGAGTTTGTAATCGCTCACACTCTAATGGTGTAAGCTTTCTGTATTTGTAGTCACTGACTAATACATTATCTTTTTGCACAGTGGTTAGGCAATTAGATTTCTCATGAGAGCCAACCTCTAGTTGTGTAGTTAGTGGTAACTCAAGCTGATTGTCTTTGCGTACACCATGCTCATCAAGTCTACGATTGACCAAGCGACCAATAGCAACCTTAGGTTGTCTGTGTCCACCTTGCATTGTAGTCAAGGTAGGTGACTTACCTTGTGGTGAATACACACGCTTGATGATATCATAACCCTTGATGTCATTAGCATTGCCTACGTGTATAGGGTTTTTGCTTTTGACGAATGTAGGTATCTGACCTTTGTACATAGATGCAGTAAGACAGTGAGCTTTGTCATCATCTACAGACTTGACCATATCTCCTCTGACTCTGCCACACCACGTACCCTTGAGATAATTAGGTGCGTCCTCAAAAGGTAAATCCTCTAGTATATCAGCCAAGACAATGTTCTTGTCTTCTAGTGGTGGTATGTCAATAGGATAATATTTACCGTTGATCAGTTCCCCAAACCAATATAATCGGTATCGCTTTTGTGCAGATACCCACTTGGAATCCAATGCTTGTGGCTCAAATCCCATGTAAGAAGATATAACATGTTCAGACTCTTTCTTCATTCTTACATTCTCAAGCAATACAAACTTAGGCTTTACCTTGTCACGTATACGTATGAACTCAAAGAATAGTTTGCTACGTGGATCGTGAAAGTTGAGTTGTTTACCTGCAAATGAGAATCCTTGACATGGACTACCACCCATAAGTAAATCTATTTTAGGTAAATCTTTAGTATTTACTTTAGTTACATCACCCAACTGTATTATATCTGGATGATTTTTGTTAGCTATCTTGATAGCATAAGGGTCAATCTCTGCAGAAAAATATTTATCTACGGATATATTGGCTCTGTCCATAGCAAGTCTTCCTACTTCCATGCCACCAAATAAATTTAATACATTCATGTCCTTAACTCCTCTAATGGTTTTAAATTAAATGCACCCACTTCCTCACATGCCACATCAGACTCCAATTGTCTTAGCAATATTCTGTACGCATCTTTCTCTGAGGTTGCGTATATAACGTCACAATACGTGACAATATATGGCTTACCTTCTTTACTAGAATTTAGGCTCATATAGTACTCCCTTCTTTAATAGTTCTCTATAGTGTAAGGCTTGTTGTCTATACAAGTCTGCTTGTTTAGGTCTCCCATCCCACTCAGCATCGTACTGCAACTTCCTATACTTGTCATATTCTTTTTTGCAATCAATGAAAAGATTATTATTCATTTGATCTCCATCTTTGCAGTTGTAGGCATACACCCCACGTGGAGTATATGTGACTTATTGATTCTAGGTCGTATGATAGTATATATGCTCTTATCAATACTCTCTCTGTTATTGTTATAATGTGCATAGCATGCTTGTTCTGTCTCAAAGAACTTCTTCTCTGCTATGTGTTGCAGAGTACGATCTTCTGCCATGAACAATACATAAAGTACCCAAGTCATTAGAACCTCCTCTCTTCTTTTAATCTTTTGATTGAACATTTAAAGCAGTACAAAAACCTATGAAACATATACATCTCACTAGCTTTGCACTGCTTGCCACACTCTTTACACTTAACGTGTTCTGTGTTGTCTAAGATAATAGTCATACTTTGTCTATGTATACACGCAAGCATTTAGATTTACCAATAGGTTGACCATACTCATACTTCTTCCAACCTTCTGTTTTTTTGGTCTCGTCATCAAGGTATTGACCTTTGACACGTATCTTGTAGCTATCTTTGTTGAGATATTTCTTGAGCATTCTAACAAAGATTTTACCTATTGGTTTATTAGGTATATCACAGAAGAAGTAACGCCAACCTTTAGGCTCTCTATCTTCCAGTAACTGAGAGATAAATGTATCCTTCTCGTCAATGATAGCCTCAAGTCTAGCCACCTTGTCATGATGCTCCTCTGTCTGTTTGACAATCTTACGTAGTAAATGCTCAATGTAATGATCGCCAAGTCTGATAAAATCTTCTTTACCTTTTGACCATAGCTTGTAATTAAGAACATCGTTTATGTCGCATGGTCTTTTTCTTTCTGATAATGAGTCTACCATATCGTAAACTGCGTCTAAAGTTAAATTTCTCATAATAATTCCTTTCTGTATATGAGAGGTAGGACACGTGATTGTATCCTACCTTGATTAATGTTAAGCACACGCTTTGGGAAACCATCTCTTTGCAGTAGATGTACCAATCTTGTAAGTCTGTGTGCCACTTGAATTAATATCCTTCATTAGATAAGGAAACTTTGGTGCTTTTGTGTTGTATCCACATAGCTTAAACTCCCTCGTTCCCTCTTTCCATGTCTTGTTGATATCAATATCATCCAAGTCAGCAAAAGAGTTCAGCTGCTTTTCTTCTCTAGTCTTAGCACCTTTTACTCTTACATTAAGTTTGAACGTGGCATTTGATCCATCTCTATCGTATGTGCAACTGCCTAATTCAAATACTAACTCCTCAAGAACAACACGATCTTTCAATGCGTTCTCAATTTGCTCTCTAAGTGTTTTTAGAGTCTGCTTGTTGTTTAATTCCATAATAACCTCCTTTCATGTTATTGGTTGATGGAATATTTTTTACGTTACGTAAATCGTTTTCAAATGTTTTGATGCTTTCATTTAACTCAGTGGCTAAATCTAAACCGTCTAAAACACCTAAGTATCTTTCATTACTTAACCTACCAAACTTCTCACAATGCTTGATGTATAAACTTCTAAGTCTATCCATCTTTTGATAATGTGTTAACTTGTTAGTCATTTTTTACCAACTTGGTAAGTTTTTTAAATGCATTGGCTTGTACATTTGTGTAATTACTTTGTATAAATACTAAAGTAAAGTCCTCAAAGTCTAGCGATTTTCTGTTTGATACTTTGCATAGACGTTGATGCAAATCAAACATATTTAATAAATCATTTACTGTTGTCATGCCACTCTCCAATTATTTAAATCTCGTACAACAAATCCACTTGTATCTTTTTTAGCTTTGCCTTTGGCAGATAGCCAAACTGCAACACCTTTTGGATCAAGGAATCGTAAGTCATCTTTGTCTCCATCAATACAATCTAAACCTCTAAACTTCTTAGGCATAGGTAAGGTGGACACAACTGCCATGTTTGTACATGTATCAATAACTGCTCGATATATCTTGTTAGCATAGTCCATGTCAGCCTCACTATATGATAAGGTAAGATGGTAATTAGGTGGTAACTTCTTATACACTCGCTTGTATGTCTTAGTGTAGTCATAGAACTGTATGTCATAGAAGTCATACATAAGGTTAGTTCGCTCAAACAGTATGTCACTCGTACCATTAGGTCTAGCACATGGTTTTACTTTGTTTTTGTGCATTCTGCGTCTAAACATATGCATGTCATGATACATGTAGTCCATGAACTTAAACTTGTCTGTAAGATACAAGTCTGTCTTACGTTGCCTAGCCTTTTGTACATTATTAAATACACCTCTACCTGAAGTATTTAGGCAAGGCTCTTTACACTTTGCTATGTCTTGAAAAGGACATATCTTGGTGTTCTTGGGGAATAAATGCATGATGGCAGTCATAAATTCTGATCCATCGCCTTTTACAATCTTGGTGTTACTCCCCACTCCAAATAATTTATAAGTCATAAATACCTCCTATATATAAATTCTTGGTCTATTTTCGTGTATCTCTAGTCTTACTGCATACTTTGCATTTTTATCAACTTGCTTGTATTTATCTAAGTCAGTAAAACACTGTACCATAAAGAAGTCATCTCTATAAGGGTCATACCTCACTCTTCTCCATAGCATTTTTTTGGCATACTTTATGTGCCAATTGTCTGTATTTAAATGCCCACGAACAAAGGCATGGACATTCTTCTGACCACTTTCCCTTACACGTTTTTGTCCACTTGGTTGCACAACAAATTTTGCATTAGTCACTTGTGCATGTCGTATATGTCCAACTACTTTGTTTTTGTATTCTCCTTCCAAAGCTTTTACACTGAACTTTTCTAAATCGACATTCCAATATAATTCAACTCTCATTATTGATTCTCCCTTATATAAATTATTGGTTTATAAATCTGATACTTTCTGCAGTTGCTCTTACATGGGGTTATTTTTTACCATCTTCTTCTACAGTTAAGTCATCAGATATTCCTTTTACGGAATTAGCATTGATTTTAATTCTTTTAGTCTTTCACAATTAAATCCAACATCTTCTGTATCCATTTCTTTTGGACCTATGATGTCTTCCCATTCTGTTATTAAATCTTGCAAGCAATGAATGAAGTGTTCCTCATTGTTAAAACTTGAATTTTTTTTTAAAGTTATTTTAATGTTCATTTATACCCTCTCCTTTTTTAACAAGTTGGTAAGAATTATTTCCACGATGGGTCATACATCGCAATCCAAACAAAGCCAACACCTGATATAGCCAAACTGATAGTAAATAGCTCTCGCACATAAAAAGGATTAAAAAATTCCCTTGTTATATCCCAAAGTGTATAGCTTATTAGTATACAACATAGTCCAAATATTGTAATTAAAGTTCTAGCGAATATTAGCATTGTTCATACCTCCAATTTGGTTTACCTTCCTCATAATCGTCTGAAAAGTTTTTGCAAGTTATATTATAGCAATCATCACATAAAGGATAACCTATTCTAAACCTTCCGTATTCTGTTTCCCCACGACCATAATACCTTACTTTACTGTTTCCCTTGTAATTGCCAAGACAACCACAATCAGCACATTTATTTCTCTTTTCCATTTACTTCTCCTTTTTTAACAAGTTGGTAAGAATTAATAATAATATGCAATTTCCATGCCAAAAATCACATATAACAAAAATAAATCACTCCTTAATCAAGGCACGTAACTTAGCTATAGCATTACTAAGTTCGGTCTGCTCCTTGGTCTTACTGTTTACATAATCTGCTTTTTGGTCGATAGCATGCCAATCAAACTCATGCCTTGATGTATGCTTGGCAATATTTGCCATAGACGATTGCAGCTTTCCACGTGTAACATGCACACGCATTCCATTATCCCAATAGTATGTAGTTCTAGCCATTGCTCACTCCTATAAAAAAATTCACTCGCCACTCCTCACTCCTCACTCCTCAGTGATAGTAGTGGCACAAAAAAAAATATAAGAGGGAAATAAATCCCTCTTAATATTTACCAAGTTGTTAAGAATTACTTGCAACTAATTGCATATCTTTTGCAACTTCTATGTCATGTAATTGCTTAGATTGTTGGTTGTCTAAATCTTTTTCAGCAATTTCTTTGGATTGATTTTTAATTATTGCATCAATCAACTTAGCATCAGAAATATCAAATTTCTTAGTTGCTGACTTGAAAAAATCAGTAATGACTTCATCTAAAGTTTTTTCAGTTGGTGCAACATTTAAAAGACTACCTAAACCACGTATCGTGTCAGCTTTAAAAGGTTTTTTCTTATCTTTACAATCTTTAATTTTAGCCTCTACCACTTTAACAGATTGTTCAGCGTCTTTGCCTAGTTTACGCATTGCTGATTTATGGTTAGGCGTACATTTTTTAACAACTTGGTAAAAATCCTTACCTAAACTTTTTAATTCTTGGTCGATTGCCTTAGCAACACCTTTATCAAGTTTCTTATCTTTTATCTTTTTTTCAGCAACATAAAACATATTAGAAAAATAAATAAAATCTTTATAAGTTTCTTTGATTAAGTCGCCACTTGCCTTTAAGAAGTTATTCTCTTTTTTAACTAACTTAGCAACATTTTCATAATTAACATTTATCATTTTTTTTTCTCCTATAATTAAATTAAAATGTATTAATCACCTTGCAATTGTTATGCCAAAACTTAACAACTTGGTAAGAATTTTTAACAACTTGGTAAGAATTAAACATAAACATAGTGATAATATGCAATTTACGTGCCAACTTTGATAAGTGTCAAATTATTGACAGTACGAAATATTGACGCTCCCAACTGTCAAAATATTGACAGTGATAGTAGCAAGAAGCGTGCCAAAAATGACCATAAAAAAATATATGCTCCTATTCTGCAATTTGGCATGGAATTTGTGAATGCAAGATTTATGCCAAGTTTCATAAGGAAAACTGATACAATATCAGTAACTTAACAATAAAAAATGTAATAAAATCAATAGGTTTTTCTTAACAACTTGGTAAAAATTGGAATTTTGACAAGATTAAAGATAAAAACTATCTTTTTTGAGTGTCGGCATGCCACAGCCACTCCCCCCGTACCACGTTATATGCATGTACAAATACACAGATTAGGAAAATCAAGTGTTAACCACAAGAGAAAGTGATAAAGTTTATGAAATAAGTATGCCTAATAATTAGGCAATTACATATGGTGGGTCATCATTTTAACTGTATTTGACAAATGAATGAATTTATGCTAAAACTAGGTTACAATTAAAATGTTAACATTGAAAATGTTATATACAATATAATATAAATAACATTTATAATGTGTTTTAACAATTACCTATACTAAGAACAGTAATTTCCTATACTAGTAACGGTTATTCTTATTGCAACCCTACGTAAATACATAAACCATTGACAATGAGAAAAAAATCAGTAAAACTATATACAGATAATGTGTTAAAAAACTTTTATCATGCTGTCCGTACTAATAAATTAGATAAATTACATATCCCCCACAGTGATGTCTACTACGTAAGAGCAGCAATTCATGCTCGTAGTGGCAAAAAGTTCCCTCTTCAGCATGTCGAAAGGATCATGAGAGAGATGGGGTGGAAGGATACGTAAATGTACGAGCTATTTGTGCTTGCGTGTTTAACAGCGAGTAACAATATGTGTGTAACACTAAAGGATTTGTATGGTCCTTACGATAGTCACGATAAATGTTTATCAAGAGCATATGAAATAGCAGTAGGAATGCCTACACATATGCCAAATTACTACCCTAGAAGTTACAAGTGTGTAGATATGATATGGAATAAGGAAGAAAAGACCCCAACAACATGGCAACCAAACGTAAAAAGGGTGGATTAAAAGGATTTTCTCAAAAAAGTGGAGATATGAGATCCACAAAATCGGGTGCAGGTATGACTGCCAAGGGTGTAGCCAAATATAGAAGGCAAAATCCGGGAAGTAAGTTAAAAACTGCAGTAACTGAGAAAAAACCTACAGGGAAAAGAGCTAAGAGACGTAAATCATTTTGTGCTAGAAGTGCAGGACAGATGAAAAAGTTTCCAAAGGCAGCTAAAGATCCTAATAGTAGGTTAAGACAAGCTAGAAGAAGATGGAGATGTTAACATGGCTAAAGAAAATTTAAAAAAACCAACTGCTAAACAAGTCGGAGTAAAAAAATTACCAGAAAAAGTGCGTAATAAAATGGGTTATATGAATAAAGGTGGAACAATGAAAAAATCTAAAATGATGAATAAGGGTGGGGCTGCTAAAAAGTCTAAAATGATGAATAAAGGTGGAGCTGCTAAAAAGTCTAAAATGATGTACAAAGGTGGTGCTTCAATGAAAAAATCTAAAATGATGAATAAAGGTGGTGCTTCAATGAAGAAGAAGACGAAGTACATGTCAAAAGGTGGTGCGACTAAAAAAACAAAGTACATGTCAAAAGGTGGTGCTGCGAGACGTAAGTAATGTCTTATCTTATTAGTAACGTACCTCACTTTAAATGTTGGGTACGTAAAGAGTTTACAGCCAATCATCAAAAATACCATGGTGAGTTTCTTCACGCTATAGCTTTTGCTGTTAACACTATACCTGATAGATCATTGAGCTTTCAAGTAGTCTTTACAGGTTGTGATGAAGATGAGAACATTCATGGTGGTGCTATGTGGGCAAGAATGCCAATACAAGCACTTGTAGCTGACATACCAGTTGATGAATGGGCAGAACCTATGGAAGATCACCTATGTCAACCGTGGGATTGTGAGGCTAGAAATCATAGCGTCATTGTTATGGATAGAGTCAGTTCATCTCCTTGGCTCTGTAAAATAGATAATAAATTCTATACTGCAAGATACATGTTCACTGTTGACTACACAGAGAGTGAAATAGCAGATGATCCAGCACAACACAAACAATCTCACGTGTTGTATCTTTTAGATGCGGGTCAGTGGACTGGGAATATCGTTGCCTTACCTAACAATAGAGTTAGAGCAACAAGTCCAGCATTATGGGTTACTGGAGAAGGTGCTCCTGACTTTGCTCCATCACAATGGCTACATTCAGCAGAGTCACATGAATCTTATCTAGACCCCCATACAACTTTTAATAACTTGTACAATGACACAACCAAAAAAAAGAAATTATAAAAAAGAATATAAGAACTACCACGGTAAACCTGAACAGATTAAAAGAAGAGATAGCAGAAATGCAGCTCGTAGAATTTTAAAAAATAAAGGGGTAAACGTTAAAGGTAGAGATGTTGCACATAAAAATGGCAATCCTAAAGATAATAGGGTTGCTAATTTAACAGTTAAGCGTGCATCACAAAATAGGTCTTTTAAAAGGACTCGTAATGCGAAAAAGAAAAACAAGAGGGCATAATGGCAAAAAAGAAATCTAAGAGCACAGTAAATAAGGCAGGAAACTATACGAAGCCTTCAATGAGAAAAGCTTTATTTAATCGCATCAAAGCAGGAGGCAAAGGTGGTGCTCCCGGACAATGGTCAGCACGTAAAGCTCAGATGTTAGCTAAACAATATAAATCAAAAGGTGGAGGCTATAGAAGCTAATGCCACATTATACTAAACCATTAAAAAAAGTAATAAAAGGATTAAAAAAAGCGTCTAAGCTTCATGCTGGTCAAGCTAAGACTTTAAGTAAAGTAATGAAAGATCAAAAGAAGGGGTATAAGAAAGTTGTCAAGAAAAAAAAGAGATCCTAAAGTTGGCACTGGAAAAAAACCTAAAGGCAGTGATCGCAGATTATACACAGATGAAAACCCAAAAGATACCGTTAGTATAAAATTTGCTACACCAACAGACGCTAGGAAGACCGTAGCAAAAGTAAAAAAGGTTAATAAACCTTACGCAAGAAAAATACAGATTTTAACAGTTATGGAGCAACGTGCTAAAGTTATGGGAAAAACAGAAGTTGTGAGCATAGCAAAAAAAGCAAAGGAAAGTTTAAAGAAAGCCAATGAACGAAAAAAGAAAAAGGTGTAAGACTTGCGAATGTTACGATTGCGATTGCGAAGAATGCTCATGCGATTGCCATCATAATGATAGAGTTCTTACTGATCTTCATGATCGAGAATCAAATAGTCAATCAGACACAAAGATTTAAAAGCATTGACAGATGCTTGTATTTCGCAGAAAAACTGCATAACCAACCCCAAATACCAACAGAGGATGGAAATAAAAGAATAACTGCATATTGTAAACCTGTAAGGAAGTAAAATGTTAGCAGAATTAGCAGCTGCAAATGCTGCCTTCGGTGTAATCAAAAGTTTCGTTTCCAACGGAAAGGAACTAGCTAGTTGTGGCAAACAAATTTCTGATTTTGTTTTCGCTAAAGAAAAAATAGAAAAGGAGGTTAATAAACAAAAAGCTAAAGGAGTTGGAGGTGGAGATTTAGAAGAGTTCATGGCTCTAGAGGAGCTAAGACAAAAAGAAGAAGAACTCAAACAAATAATGATATATGTGGGTAGACCGGGATTATGGGCAGATTGGCAGAAGTTTCAAGCTCAAGCAAGAAAAGCTAGAAGAGAACAAGAAAGATTAGATCAGAAAAGAAAAGAAGAGATTATGACAGTGGTACAATGGGTTGTTGGAGTCTCTTTAGCCTTTACAGGATTCGTAGCTGTGATATACTATGCTGCAAAGTGGGCAGGTAAAATATGATACAGTGGATATTAAAATTATTTCAAAAACAAGGTGATTTATCAAAGCATAGACTTCATACAACTAAGTATGAAGATTTGTGTATGTAAGAGGACATTATGGCATTAGCAAAATCTCAAAGGAGTTTGAAAGCGTGGGGTAAACAGAAGTGGAGAACTAAATCAGGTAAACCTAGTACACAAGGACCAAAAGCAACTGGTGAACGTTATTTACCTTCAGCGGCAATTAAGGCTCTTTCTGCCAGTGAATATGCCGCCTCTTCGGCTGCTAAACGAAAAGCAAAACGAGCAGGTAAACAGGTGGCTAAACAACCCAAAAAGATTGCAAAGAAAACATCAAGATTTCGTAAATTTAGTTAAAGCGAAAGAATTAGCAAAAGCACGAAGATTACAGGAAAATATAGATAATGATACAAGCATTGATAGGACCAATAGCAAATCTCGCAGGAACGTGGTTTCAAAACAAACTAGAAAAAACAAAGGCAGAAGGTAAGGCAAAAGTAGCAGAAGCAAAAGCTAGAGCAACTGTAGCTGAGAAAGTGGCTTCAGGTAAAATAGAGTGGGAAGGCAAAATGGCTGATGCTACAAATGATTCGTGGAAAGACGAATTTGCTTTAGTTGTGCTGTTAGCACCTGCGATACTTGTTTTTATTCCGGGAATGAGAGAGTATGTTCAAAAAGGATTTGAAGTGTTGGCTACGTTACCTGATTGGTATCAATACCTATTGTATATAGCTATATCTGCATCATTTGGTATCAAAGGTGTAGGTCAAGCAGCTAAAATGTTGAAACGCAAATGAACCTCAAAACCTTGACATTTTTAAAGCTATCTGATATAACAAGTAGAATATCTGTATATTTTTGGCATAAGCACGTAAAAGAAATACGTAAGCAACAGTACGAGCAAGGACTCAGACCATGAACATAGATAAATTAAGAGAAGAAGTCACTTTTGACGAGGGCGTGAAATATGAAACATACCATTGCAGTGAAGGGCATTTGACCGGGGGCATCGGACATTTGATCACTGAATGGGATGAAGATTATTATGACAAACCTATAGGAACTTCTATACCAAAAGAAAAAGTCAATGAGTGGTTTGCAAAAGATATAGAAGTATCTATTAACGATTGCAAAGATTTGTTTAATAATTTTGAGGTCTTACCTGAAGATGTACAAAGAGTATTGGCAAATATGTCTTTTCAATTAGGTAGACCAAGATTAGGCAAATTTAAAAAAATGATTGCTGCAGTAGAGGTACAAGACTTTGCTGAAATGGCAAATCAAATGGAAGATTCAAGATGGTTTAGACAGACCCCTAAAAGGGCACAACGTTTAATTGAAAGAGTAATTAGACATGGAGTACCTTCATGAAGAAAAGAGAATTAACAGATAGACAAAAAAAGTTTTTAGAAGTTTTATTTGAAGAAGCCAATGGCGATCCAGTAAAAGCAAAAATGATTGCAGGATACTCAGAGCATTCTTCTACATCTTCTATTGTGGCTACAATGAAAGATGAAATCATGGATGCTACACAACTTTACATGAGTAGAAATGCACCTAAGGCGGCAGTGGCTATGGTTAGTGGTATAGATGATCCAACACAGTTAGGTATTAGAGATAGATTGGGTGCAGCAAAAGAATTACTTGATAGAGTAGGTTTAATTAAAACTGAGAAAGTACAAGTCGAAGCATCAGGTGGAGTGATGCTATTGCCACCAAAGAAGAAGTAATGAACAGAAGTTTAGGAAAGTGGAAGTTACCACAACCAACAGATTTAAAAGACGAAGAAGAAAAAGAGTGGATACAGATACCACGAATAGCAAGAACAGTACCCTTTGGCTACGCAATAAATGAAGAGGACTCTGAATTGCTTGATCCTGTGCCTTATGAGTTAGAGGCTTTAGAATTAGCTAGAAAACACGTAAAACAATTTTCTTATCGTGAAGTAGCTAATTGGCTAACAACTAAAACAGGAAGAGATATATCTCACGTAGGATTAAGAAAAAGATTAATGCATGAGCAACAACGTAAGAACAAGGCTAGAACTCTTAGAAAATGGTCCGAGTACGCCCAGAAAGCAATCGAAAAAGCGAAAACCATCGAAGAAAGTCGAGTCGGAGCAAAAGCCTAGAGTTATAGAAGATATTGAAAGCATGCCTGTTGAAGAACAGAATGTTGTTTTCAAACCAAACGAAGGACCTCAAACAGAGTTTCTTGCTTCTCCTGAAAGAGAAGTTCTCTATGGGGGTTCTGCAGGTGGTGGTAAGTCGTATGCTATGTTAGCAGACCCACTACGATATATGAGCCATCCACAATTTAGTGGATTGCTACTAAGACATACGACAGAAGAACTAAGGGAACTTGTTTGGAAGTCAAGAGAATTATACCCTTTAATATACAAAGGTATAAAGTGGTCAGAAAGAAAGATGCAATGGGTAGCTCCATCAGGTGCAAGACTATGGATGTCCTACCTAGACCGTGACGATGATGTATTAAGATATCAAGGTTTAGCTTTTAGTTGGATAGGCTTTGACGAATTAACTCAATGGGCAACACCATTTGCGTGGAACTACATGAGATCAAGACTCCGTTCTACTGCTCCTGATTTACCAGTGTATATGAGGGCAACAACAAACCCCGGAGGTCCGGGTCATCAGTGGGTTAAGAAGATGTTTATTGACCCAGCACCATATGGGAGATCATTTGATGCCACAAACATTGAGACAGGAAAAGTTCTTAAATATCCTGACGGACACGAGAAGGCAGGTGAAGCATTATTTAAAAGAAGATTCATACCTGCTAGACTATCTGATAATCCATATTTATCAAGTCAAGGAGACTACGAAGCGATGCTTCTTTCCTTACCTGAACACCAACGTAAACAGTTGCTTGAAGGTGATTGGGATATTAAAGAAGGTGCTGCTTTCACTGAGTTTAATAGGGATGTGCATGTTGTTGAACCTTTTAACATTCCAAGAAATTGGGTTAAGTTTCGTGCATGTGATTATGGTTATGGGTCTTATAGTGCTGTGTTGTGGTTTGCTGTTTCTCCAGATGAGCAACTTATACTATATAGAGAGTTATACGTTTCTAAAGTCCTTGCCACAGATTTGGCAGAAATGGTACTAGACTTAGAGCAAGAAGATGGTAATATAAAGTATGGTGTACTTGACAGTTCTCTTTGGCATAAACGTGGCGATACTGGTCCTTCGCTTGCTGAACAAATGATTATGAGAGGATGTCGTTGGAGACCATCAGACAGAAGTAAAGGTAGTCGTGTGGCTGGTAAAAACGAAATACATAGAAGACTACAGATAGACGAGTTTACAGAAAAACCTAGAATGGTATTTTTTAATAATTGCACTGAGACTATAGCTCAGATACCTGCAATACCTCTTGATAAAAAGAATCCTGAAGATGTGGATACAAGAGCAGAAGATCATATCTATGATGCATTAAGATATGGTGTAATGACTAGACCTAGATTTAGTATATTTGATTATGATCCTATGGGTGTACCAAAACAAAATATGCCCGTAGCTGACGCAACGTTTGGATATTAATATGGCAGAAGAAGACATTCCTATGGAGGCAGAATCAGTATCTTTAGAAGATAGTGAGGATACAACAAAAACTGATGAGGGAACAAATAATATGATCCCATTCATCATGGGTAAGTATTATAAAGCTGATGACTACCGAGATCAAGATGAACAGAGATGGTTGAAAGCGTACCGAAACTATAGAGGGCTCTATGGTTCAGATATACAATTTACTGAGGCAGAAAAATCTAGAGTTTTTATAAAAGTAACAAAGACAAAAACATTAGCAGCCTATGGTCAGATTGTTGATGTTTTATTTGCAAATAATAAATTTCCGTTGAGTATAGAGCCAACGGAGTTACCAGAAGGAGTAGCAAAAGATGTTTCATTCGATCCTAAAGAACCTGAAGGAATGGGCAGTAATCTCATGGAATCGCCTTATGGATTTCGTGGCGATGGCATGGATTTACCTAAGGGAGCAACTGAGAAGAGTTTACAAGAAAGGCTTGGTCCTTTGCAAGAAAAGTTGTCAGAAGTTGACAATCTTAAAGAAGAAGTTGGTAAAACGCCTACAGCGATAACATTTAGTCCTGCCATGATCGCAGCTAAATCTATGGAAAAGAAGATCATGGATCAGCTTGAAGAATCAGGAGCTAACAAACATTTAAGAAGCACAGCATTTGAGATGTCTTTATTTGGAACTGGGGTCATGAAAGGACCTTTTGCAACAGACAAAGAATATCCTAATTGGGGTGAAGATGGTGAATACGATCCAGTATTTAAAACTATACCTCAAGTGTCTCATGTATCTGTATGGAACTTTTATCCTGATCCTGATGCAACAAACATGGATGACGCTCAGTATGTAATTGAAAGACATAAGATGTCTAGATCACAATTAAGAGCGTTAAAAAAGAGACCTCATTTTAGAGAGCAAGTCATAGAAGAGGCTATAGCTGCTGGAGAGAACTACGTAAAGAAATCTTGGGAAGACGATCTCTCTGATTACGTATCTGAACATGACATCGAAAGATATGAGGTACTAGAGTATTGGGGTAATTGTGATGTTGATATGTTAGTAGAACAAGACATCGAAATACCAAAAGAGTTTGAAGCTCTAGACGAAATACAAATAAATGCATGGGTATGTAACGGTAAACTTTTAAGAATGGTTATTAATCCATTTAAACCGGCAAGAATACCTTATGTAGCTGCACCATATGAACTAAATCCATATTCATTCTTTGGTGTAGGTATAGCAGAAAACATGGATGATACACAGACATTGATGAATGGCTTTATGAGAATGGCTGTTGATAATGCTGTATTATCAGGTAATCTTCTTATAGAAGTCGATGAAACAAACTTAGTGCCGGGTCAAGACTTATCTGTGTATCCGGGAAAGGTATTCAGAAGACAAGGAGGTGCTCCGGGACAAGCTATTTTTGGAACAAAGTTTCCTAATGTAGCTGGAGAAAACTTACAGTTGTTTGATAAGGCTAGACAATTAGCAGATGAAAGTACGGGTTTACCTTCTTTTGCTCATGGTCAAACAGGTATATCAGGGGTAGGCAGAACTGCTTCAGGTATATCTATGCTGATGAACGCTGCAAGTGGAAGTATAAAAACTGTTATTAAGAATGTAGATGACTATTTACTAAAACCTTTAGGCGAAGGCTTATTTAAATTTAATATGCAGTTTGATTATGATCCTCAAATAAAAGGTGACTTAGAAGTAAAAGCTAGAGGCACAGAAAGTCTTATGGCTAACGAAGTTAGATCACAGAGACTTATGCAATTCTTACAAGTATCTTCTAATCAAGCACTTGCACCATTTGCAAAATTCCAATATGTTATCCGTGAGATAGCTAAAGCTATGGATTTAGACCCTGACAAGGTTACAAACAATATGGATGAAGCTGCCTTACAAGCAGAGTTAATGAAAGGATTTCAAGGACCCCAACAAGCTCAAGGTGCTCCAGCAGGAACAGACCCTAGTGATCCAACAGGAGCAGGTGGAGGAACAATAGGTACGGGAGTAGCACCGACACCACAAGAGCAAGGATTTACAGGAAGAGATCAAAGTGGAGAACAAGCAAATACTCAGCCAACTCAAGGCGTTGGTCAACAACCCCAAGGTAATCCAACCGTTCAATGATTACTTGGATTATAAGATTAGTGAACAACATAAAATTATGGAACAATCTGAAGACTTAATTACATTACATAGAGCACAAGGATATATAATGGCATTAAAAAGATTAAAGATGTTACGAGATGAGGTAAATGCAAAATAGTTTAAATGATCAGATGGATACTTTGTTTAAGCCTAGTAATGTTCAAACTTTAGATGAAACAGTAGATGATTTTAAAGAAATAGGTACAGGTGTTCTAACAGGAACGATAGCTATTCCTTCTGATATTGTAACAGGTGCAGAGATGGCTAATACTTTTTTAGCTGACTACACTAACAATCCTATGGCTATGTTATTAAAAGATAACTTACAGACATTAGAAAAACAATATGGCAGAGGAGCATTTGATAAAGGGTTTGAAGAAATAACAGGAATAAAATCAGATGTAGCAAATCCAAATCAACTTGTAGGAGAAATACTTTCGCCAACAGGAGCTTTTCTAACGCCTTTAAAATTAACAAAAAAGTTATCTGATACTGCATCGGGTATATATGATACGATAAAAAATACATTATCTAAGAGTGACTTTGTAAAAAGTGATTTAGTTACAGAGGGTGGTTATGCTGATCCTATAATGAACATACCTAGAAAAGATGTAGACATAAATAAACCAAAGATAGATTTTAATATAGTTGGAGAAAATACATTTATAGGAAGAGATAGAGCAGATAAGTATAGAGAGGCAGAATATAAAGCGTTAGTAGAATCTGGTACTGCTAAAAGAGAGCAAGTTCCTAGTGATCCTACAGGAATAAAAGATCGTAATACTAGAGAAGCTATATCTAAAAAAAATTATGATATGCTGACACTACCTCAAAAACAAAAATTATACCAAGAGACAGGGGTATATAGAGGGGTTGACGGAAAACTTAGATACGCTTTAGACACAAAAGAAGCCACACTAAAAATTGAAAATTTTAAAAGAGACGGAGATACTTTGTTAGTTGAGAGTCTTCCAACAAATACTAAGTTAAAAGATATTTTAAATTATGAAGATTTATTTAATTCATATCAATTGCCAATAAAAATTGATGGTTTTGAATTTGGTTCTATGAGAGATATTAAAATAGAAGTAGTTCCTGCAAAAGAATTAAAAAATAAAACAGCGGCAAGTTATAATCCATACACAGATACAATTAGAATATCTTCAAATACTTCAGATAATATACTAACTGACGTAATGCACGAAGTTCAACACGCAGTTCAGTTTAGAGAGGGTTTTGATTCTGGATCAAGTGTAGCTGCTGAAATAAAAAAAATATCTCCTGATGTATTTAATAACAAAAATCAAATCGTAGGAGGCTATAGACATGACAGCGTATTACTAAAAAGAAAACAGAGAAACGAATTAAATGAATTATTTAATAATTTTAATGACACAACTAAAGATATTTTAAGTAATACTTATTTTTTAAATTTTAAAAATTTAACAGGTGAGGCTAAGACTCTATTAAAACAAAAGTATAAAAATTTAAATGAAGAAGAATTAGGTTTTCTTGCAGACGCAATATCATCTGATCCAAAAGAAAAAATAAAACAATTAAAAACGGGTATAGAGGATATGACAACTACTCTAGCCAAAAGAGAAAAAGAAAGTTATTTAAAATATGGTGATTTATTTTTAAAAGTTGACCCTATGGAAGATATGGGTAAGTTTAGTTTTAGTGATGCTAACATAATAAATCTATTAGCTGATTTTAAACCTTTTAAAGAATACATGAAAAAAAGAATAGACAATTTAGTAGAAGAAGAAAAGTTAAATAAAATATATGATAAGGCTGAGACAGCATACTATGGAAAGGCTGGAGAGGTAGAAGCTAGATTTGCAGAGACTAGAAAGAACTTTGTTAATCTTATACCTGAAGAAGAACAATTTTACAAATCAGTAGGAACTAATATTCCTTTAGACACAAGAGCTAGAAGAATAGATACTATGGCAAAAGAGGGTAAATAATATGACTGAAGTAATGGACATGTCAAAACTAATAGCTGCGGCTAAAGAAAAGGGTCTTAGCGAAGAAGAGTTTAGAGCTTTACTACCTTTGATGATTGAAGCTCAAGATTTAATAAATAAAGATAGAATGAAAAAAGCCAAAGGTGGAGATATAGGACAACAAATGGAGATGTTCCAAGACGGTGGTCTAAAAGATGAAGGGGGAACAAAAGACCCTGTATCAGGCAATGATGTACCTCCGGGAGCTACGCAAGAAGAAGTAAGAGACGATATCCCAGCACAATTAAGTGAAGGGGAGTTTGTATTTCCAGCAGATGTTGTAAGATATATTGGTTTAGAGAAGTTAATGACCATGAGACAAGAAGCAAAGATGGGTCTCAAGATGATGGATAAGATGGGTCAGATGGGTAACTCAGAAGAAGCAACCATGCCGGATGATATGCCATTTAGTATAATAGACATTGAAATAGCTGAAGATGATGACGAAGAAGAAGATAAAGATAAAACAATAAAAGCTAATACAGGAACTTATGTACCACCTGCAATAGCAGAACCTGCCCAATCATTTAGATATGCTCCAACAACAAATCAACCAAAAAAAGAAGGAAGAGCAACCTTTGCTAGTCTAATGGGAGATGTAGGAGGTCCTGACGAGTATAGAACATTTATAAATGATCAAGGAGTAGAGATACAAGTTCCATATAAGAACGATGAGTTATTTACTGGATTTACTGTTCCTGAAGGATTTTACCCAAAGACAGAAGAAGTTAAATCTGAAAGAGTTACAAGTACAAAAGTAGATACAGCAAAAGTAGACCCCGAAGTTTCTGATGGTGATGATGGAGATGACTTTGCTACATTGGGTGGAGCAAGGGTAGATGTAGGAGGCAGAGAGTTTGCTTTAGGCTATAATTTTGATGGTTCTATTACATTAACTGATCCAAAAACAAAAGAATCTCAAACATATGCTAAAGACAATCCAATAACGCAAGATGTTAAAGCTGTAACAACTAATCAAATAGTTGAACTAGGTAGAGTGTTGCCTGCAGGAATGACAACAACTGCAATAAACAAAGGATTACAAAAAATTGGAATTAATGTACCGGGAAATACTAAGCTAGATGATATTAAACAAAAGGCTATAGATGCTAAAAACAGATTAGATAATACTTTTTCTTTAGTTGGCACAGACCCAAGTTCAATAGTAGGAAAAGATATGAAAGGTATACAAGAAGGATTACAACGTGATGTCAAACCCACTACATCTGCAGGAATAGGTGCAAAAGGACAGCAGTTAACTATGCAAGATTTAGCAGATGCTGTTTCAGATGATACAGGAAAAGTTGGTTCTAGCGTTCCATCTGGAGATGACAGTTTTGGAACACAAACTGAAGGTGAGGGAATAGGTGGTTATGAAGAAGAAGATACACCTGCCTCTCTATCAGGAATTGGAGGATTCAAACAAGGTGGACTTGCAAAGAAAAAGAAAAAGACTAAAGTTAAGAAAAAGAAGCGAAGTGGATTAGCTTCTAAAAAATAATCCACATATGTACTAGCTACTTATCCCCCGAGTGATGGCTACGATAACCCTAGGAGTAAAAATGGCAGAGCAAGCTAAAGAAATGGTGAAAGAGGCTACACCAACAAAAAAAGCATTTATGAGTAGACCTTATTCTCAAGACGAGAGATTAAAGAAAGATGAAGCAGAGTTAGAACAGCTTCTCAAAGAGCAAAAAGGTGAACAAGAAGCACCTACTGAAGAGGTCAAGGAAGAAGAGCCTACAAGTGCCGAAGAGAAAACCTTTAAAAAACGTTATGGCGATTTAAGAAGGCACACTCAAGAAAAAGAAAAAGACTTTCAAAAGCAAATAGACGAACTGAAAAGTCAGTTGTCTCAAGCTACCACGAAGGAAATGAAGTTACCCAAGTCTGATGAAGATATAGATGCATGGGCAAAAGAGTATCCTGATGTAGCCAAGATTGTTGAAACAATAGCTATGAAGAAAGCTAGAGAACAATCAGAAGATTTAGAAAAGAAACTTAAAGAAATAAATGAGTTCAATCAAACTACTAAAAAAGAAAAGGCAGAGGTTGAACTAATGAGAATACATCCTGACTTTGATCAAATCAGAGAAAGTGATGATTTCCATAATTGGGCAGAAGAACAGCCGAAATGGGTGCAAAACGCTTTGTATGAAAATCAAGAAGATGCAAAGTCAGCGGCAAGAGCAATAGACCTATATAAAGTAGATAGAGGTATAACTGCTAATAAAGCGTCTAATAATGATAAAGAGGCTGCAACTCAAGTAAAGACAAAAGCATCAAAAACTAATCCTACAGTTGATGGTACAAAGAAGATAAAAGAATCTGATGTACAAAAAATGTCAGCTAATGAGTATGAGAAAAAATCTGATGTAATTATGGAAGCAATACGGTCTGGCAACTTTATATATGATGTATCGGGTTCAGCTAGATAAGGTATTGACAAAACAGTATTTATAGGTATAACTATATACATATCTATAAGTGTGACCCCTCGTTTGAGGATACTCACACATTTTACCGACTTTAAAGACCACCCACTTATGTGAGCCTACACATGGTTAGCTACCATACGTACAACCTCAAACATGAATGGTCCTTATAAAGTATATTTGACTAAAATAGTACACCTTCTGTGTGCATTTGTGAAATGTTATAAAGGAGAATAAAATGGCATTTTCAAAAGTAGCAGGTTATGGTAATCTACCTAACGGTAATTTTAGTCCTATTATTTACAGCAAACAGGTGCAACTTGCATTCCGTAAGTCATCTATTGTTGAAGCAATTACTAACTCCGATTATTTCGGTGAAATTGCTAATATGGGCGATTCTGTTAAGGTTATCAAAGAACCTGAAATTACCGTCAAGTCTTATGCTAGAGGTACAACTATTACACCTCAAGACCTTGACGATGAGGAGTTCTCATTAACCATTGATAAAGCTAACTACTTTGCTTTCAAGGTTGATGATATTGAAGAAGCTCACTCTCACGTAAACTTTTCTTCACTAGCAAGTGACAGAGCAGCTTACAGACTATCTGACCAATTTGACCAAGAAGTTCTTGGCTATATGTCAGGTTTTAAGCAATCAGCTATACATGGAGCAGCAGACACTGTAAATGATACCGTTAACGGTGTAAAAGCAGTATCAACTGCATCTAGTGGTGCTAACTTAGTAGGTGCTGAATTACTAGCATCTATGTCATTAGACGCATCAGACTTTACAGCAGAGGATGGAAGTGCAGGTTCTGCCAATAATTCTATCGGTATTAAGCCAAGAGTTCCGGGTCAGACAACTGCAACCATGCATGCTACTACTGGTGGTTTAGCAAGTCCACTGCAAATTATTGCACGTATGGCTAGACTATTGGATCAACAGAATGTTGACTCCCAAGGTCGTTGGTTAGTAATGGACCCTGTAATGGTTGAAGTATTGAAGGATGAAGATTCAAGATTATTGAACTCAGACTTTGGTGGTTCAGGACTACAGAATGGTCTTGTGATAAATAACCTACATGGTTTTCAAATTTATCAATCCAACAATTTACCTTCATTAGGAACAGGTCCTTCTACAACAGGTGGTCCTAACACTTCTAACTTAGGTATCATTGTTGCTGGACACAGTTCAGCAGTAGCTACTGCAGAGCAGATCAACAAAACAGAGTCTTACAGAGACCCTGATTCATTTGCTGACATTGTTCGTGGTATGCATTTGTATGGCAGAAAGATTCTCAGACCTGAGGCAATCGTTACTGCTGCTTATAACTTAGCGTAAGGGAGGTATAAATGGCTACAATTACGAGTTTATTATTACCTGCTCACGGTAATAGTTCAAGAGGTAGAGTACCTTATCAGATACAGAAGACTATTGATCTAACTGCACAAGCAATTTCTTGTACAGCAGGTGATGTAGTTCAGTGCTTAACAATTCCTGCGAATACTAAAATAATTACGGCAGGTTTTCAAGTTGTTGAAAGTGCTACTATGAATACAGGTACTAATGCTACTGCAACTTTAGGAACAGCAGATGCAGATGAATATGTAACTGCATTTGACATTGATGGTGCTGCAGATGGAGCTTATGCTCCAAGTGTAACAGTATCAGCAGATGTTGTTCTAGCTACAGCAGATACGCTTGACCTTACTTTTGCAGGAGATGGTGCAACCTTTACTGCAGGTAAAATAAGAGTCTATGCGATATTAGCTGATGTCAGTGACATGGGTGGCGATGGTTTCAACGCCAACGAAGTTGACAGAGACACTTTAGCATAACTTATTTTTTATAAGTATATGTATGCGTTTAGAGGGGGTGGGGTAACTCATCCCCTTTTTACTATAAGGATTTAAAGATGGCAATAACAACAGCTTTGTGTACAAGTTTTAAAACTGAATTGTTGGGAGGCATTCACGATTTAGATTCTCATACAATTAAACTAGCTTTAATAAAACCTTCTCCTTCAGGAACATATGATAAGACTACAACTAATTATTCAAACGTAACTGGAAATTCAGACGAAACCACAGGAACTAATTATTCTGCAGGTGGACAAACTTTGGATAATATATCTATTTCTAGTGATGCTTCTTCAGGTAGAGCCTTTGTTGACATAGACGATGAAGTATTTTCTAACGTAACGTGTCAAGCTTCAGGTTGTATTATTTACAACGCAAGTGCTTCAAATAAAGCTATTGCAGTTATAGATTTTAATGGTACGGTGTCTGCAACAGCAGGTGACTTAACCGTTCAATTTCCCGCTATAGGTTCTGGTGGTGCAACTGCAATCATAAGACTAGACCCCCCATCTTAATAGGTACATAAATGGCATTAATTTTATCAGATAGAGTAAAAGAAACGACTACTACTACTGGCACAGGCACGTATACGCTTGGTGGTGCAGTTGTAGGTTTTGAGTCTTTTGCTTCTATAGGTAATTCAAATACAACTTATTATTGTTGTACAAATGGTACAGACTTTGAAGTAGGTATAGGTACTTACACATCAAGTGGTACAACTTTAGCTCGTACAACTATATTGCAATCAAGTAACAGTGACAGTGCAGTAAATTGGTCTGTAGGCACAAAAGAAATATTTTGTACTCTTCCTGCAGAAAAAGTAGTAGTTGAAGATGCAAGTAATAATATCAACGGAACTTTTGTTGGTAATATCACAGGTAACGTAACAGGTAACGCAAGTGGAACTGCTGCTACAGTTACAGGTGCAGCTCAAACAAACATTACATCTTTAGGTACACTTACAACATTAACAGTAGATGACATCACTATTAATAGTAGCACTATATCTGATAGTGGCGATATGTTATTAGATGTAGGAGGGGATTTGTTACTTGATGCAGCAGGTAACGACATTAGGTTAAAAGCTGATGGAACTGAGTTTGGCAGGTTAAGTAACAGTAGTTCAGATTTTGTAATAAGAAGTTCTGTTGCAGATAAGGATATAATACTTAGGGGTGTTGACGGAAGTAGTGCTATTGATGCTTTAACTTTTGATATGTCTAATGCAGGAGCAGCAACATTTAACCATGATGTAACAGCAAATGGAAATATTCTTGCTGAAGATGGGTATGTAGGGTTTGGAGATCAAAGTGGTGATAACTGGGGTAAAGTAGAATATGTATCAGGTAACCCTACTGATTTTACATCAGAATTTGGTAATGCAGTTGCTTTAGATAATGAGCAAGGTAGCACTAATCAACAATTATATGTGTTTGATACGAGACCTAATAATAGCACAAGTCACGATATAACACTTGCTTGCCCAACACCTTCTGCTGCTAGAACAGTTACATTACCTGATGCTACAGGAACAGTATTAGTAGATGATGGTAGTGGTAATGTAACAATAAGTGGCAACTTAACTGTTAGTGGAACAACAACTACTGTTAATAGTTCTACATTAAGTGTTCAAGACCCTCTTATAATTTTAGCAAATAATAATAATTCTTCAGATGTTGTAGACATAGGTTTTTATGGATTGTATGACACAAGTGGTAGCCAAGATTTATATGCAGGTTTATTTAGAGATGCAAGCGACAGTGGCAAGTTTAAGTTATTTAAAGATTTACAAGTAGAACCTACAACTACAGTTAACACTGGTGGCACTGGTTATGCAGTAGGAACATTAGTTGCTAATCTTGAAGGCAATGTTACTGGTACAATACAAACTGCTTCACAATCAAATATTACATCTTTAGGTACGCTTACTGGATTAACAATAGATGGTGATGCAACATTT